CTCGTATGACATTGAATCTTTTTTAACTCGAAGTTTACAAAAATATTCAGGGCCAAATGTATGTGAAATTGTTGTTATGGGATATTGACCAGATAGTGTTTGATCATACACATCATCATCACTCTTATGATTAGTTTTATCATAAGCAGAAAAGTCAATCGCCTTTGGAATTTTTAATTCAATTCTCTTTCCAGCAGATAGATTGAAATCTCCAGCAACCGTGATATCATGAACAAATGAATCAAGGTTTTCTTGAAATGATCCCAATTTTCCAGAGACTCCGCCAACCAACAAATCATGATAGTTTTTAACTGATCCATCAATAGAAAATGCTAGAGAATTTGTTGGAATATATTTAATAAATGATGCATCTAATTCAGATAATTTCTTCAACGTGCCAGAACTATCAATTGGAATTTTAAATGTATCTGATAGTGTTTTATGACCGTTGAGTGTCATCGACCCATCAAATGTGGTATCATAATTGAATGTTTCAGATCCAATTATTTTTGTTGATAGATCGACATGCATATTTTTTGATGCATATGCCCCACCAGAAATTTGTGGAATAACCTTTGACAATTTAAATTCTGAAGAGATGTCATAGATCCTACTTGCTCTTTGCCCATAATCTAACTCTGTTCCGGCTTGGGTATTGAATACTTTATGATCAAAAAATGTGCGATATACCGAATTTGTTTTTTTATTCAACAATGTCCCCATCGAATGAAGACATATTCCAGAATTCAATGTTTCATGCAAAAAGAAGGGATATGTCTTTGAATCGTATCCCCTTCTAAGAAGCCAATATGCCGCATCAAGAGGATGCATTAATGGAATTACACCATGAAACCGTGATGTTGTTTTTTCAAATGTTCCAAGCTGTGTGGATGATACCCCTAGGTCCGTCAACAAAATCTTTTTAATTTCTTCGGATACTGAACCAGATACACTCCTCGAAGTTTTCTTAAATTGAGAAATAAATGCATGAGAAGAAATTCCAGATATTACATATGCCTGAGTGTTCTGTTGTACACCTCTCCCATATGTTGGATATTCAGAAACATAAAATTTAAGATGAACATCAATTGGTGTTGGGGAATCATAATCATGCCTTCCAACATATACATCAATTGTCTCCTGACCAATTAATTGATATTCTTCAATAAAATTAGCAACATCTTTAACATTGGCCCTAAATGTCATTGATGCCGTATAGAGACTTTCCGTAATTGTAAAGTCAGTAATAATATGTTGAATATCCGCCGTTTGACCTTTATGATTAGTCAAGACAATACTCTGTAAGGAGTATGCTAATGGTGTTAGCGCCTTATCTGTATTTGGCTTAATGTTTGCTCTAATTGCAGGCATATTAATTATTCATTCAAGATTGAACGATATTGTTGGGCAAATGAACGAATATATTCTGGAGAAACAATTTGAATTTTTGATCGTTCAATATTCAAATTGTTTTCATGATCTGAATATGTTGTCGTGAATGTCGGAGCAACAACTCCAGTTAAAGCATCAAGTGCTGTTACGGTTATTCCATTTGAATCTTGATAAGATTGAGGAGCATTTCTTCCAGAACCGATAACTTCAGTGGCGGAAAATGTAATTACTCCAGTGGGAAAAAGATATTGTGCGGAAGGAATATTATGAGTAATCCAACCTTGATAATTTGTCAACCAAGCATTATTGGATGATTGATTTGTTGTAAAATTTTCTGTTCCAGTTTTATATGGATTAATTGGTACCAATGAAAATGAAGTCATTGATGTCAATAATGTTTCAGATACAATTTGACCAACTACATTTACAGAAATAACATTTGGAGCAAACGTAAGTGAATTTGCTCCAATAGATGGAACTGATGGAGTAATTGTAAATGTCGTACCTCCAGTAATTACTCCAGTAGAGGTTAAAGACATTCCGGTAGGAGTAACCTTAGTTCCATTCACATATATCAATGGAAGACGCTTGTATCCTAATCCAAATGTTGATAGCGTAATTCCAGTAATAGATCCGGAAGTAATTACAGCACTTCCAATGGTTGCAGGAATACTTGGAGTTTCATCAATTGTGATGGCGATTGGAGCTCCACCATCTGGAATTGAGACATAGCCGGCTCCTCCATTCAATAGTCTAAATCCGGTAATAATACCCAATGATGAAAGAATCGGTTCAACTTCACCTCCGACACCGGTTTGTCCTTGTCCAGAATTTTGCGATATGACCGCATTAGGTATAAGAGTGAATGGACTAGTTGAATCACCGCCGAGTGAGAATAATGCAATTCCCCCAATAGTTCCTTTATTGAGCCATAACTGATTCATATTCGAATCATACATAGAGATCTCAATAAGTGCTCCAGATGTTGAATCTTGAACGCGAATATTTGAATTGATCAAATCAATACCACCCATAAAATTCAAATTGTTTGGATGGGCATTTGATGTAATATATGATTGTCCTGGTAAGAGATTTACGCCATTTGAAATTTCTTTTGGTGTAAGATACCATGTTGAATCATTTGGATCAGGGAATACCGATTGACCGGTTGAAGTAAGATAACCTAATCCGGTAATGATGACTTCTTGGGTTAGGATTGATGTAGAATAAGAATCATATTCCTGTTCTAGGTATGACTCCATCTGTCCATGTGACATCGGCCATGAAGATAGACCTGTCTTAAGTCTATTATTGATAATAAAAAATGTCCAATAATAGTCCGGATCCTGATATAACAATTGTGAAACCGTATCAGGCCGATCACCATTTTGAATGGTATAATATTGATATGAGATTGTCGATGAAATCTTGGTCGGATCGACCGTAACATTTCTAAATAGATCAACAATATTAGTAGCAACTCCAGATAGTGTCCTTGATTGTGAGAGTCGATCAAGTGAGCCATTTGGAATCAAGGTTCCAAAGTCATATGTTGTTGTTGGAAATTGTCTAAAAAATGACATATGTAAAATTATGCGATAATTGGTTTAGCCGATGATACAAATCCAATTGTCTTGGATATTGCACCAGATCCGGTTGTTGTTACGGATGATGCTGAGGTTGAAAGGCCGGTCTTTTCATCAATTCCTCTATTTGATTGTCCATTTTCCAGACCATCAATATCCGCCCGAGTAAGAACTCGGGTTTCGCCAAATGATAATTGCATTTGAATCTCATGAGGTGATCCATCGGTCCTAAACAAGGATGCATTCGGATTGAATGTTGATGCAATGCTTTTTAGATAACAGCCAAAGATCTTAGGAAGATAGGGATTGTCATCTCCGTCAAGAATAAATTGAACCTTCCATATTGGGGGATAGTCTAGGATGATATTAGGAGATGCGGAATCTGCACCAGCATATGCATACCTACGAAAATGAGTATGAATCTCCTGCATGACGGCCGTGTCCTCCTTGGTCGTAGCGATCATTGAGAATGAGAATGAGAATTCTCGAATTGCATTAGATTTAAAGGTTGTATTAGTATTTGGCGCCATTACCTTCTTCTGTGCAAACATTGCCTTCTCTTTTCCAGCAGTTCCAACATAAGGAATCTTCTGTGCAAAAATAGATGCAACCTCCATAAACTTCAGATTTTTGATCTGTGTAAGAGTTCCCCCTGCTCCTTTAGATGCACCTCGAACATCACCATGAAGAAGTGATGATAGAGAATCTTGAAGGCCTGATGCGGCCAAAGGCCCAAGTTCCATTGACGAATATTCACCTGAATCCGTGAATCCAATAGATGAAGGCATTGGAAGATATACGGTCTTAAACATCTTACCATCCGCAGGAGAAGTCTGGACCGTAAAGGCTACCTTTGGATAGGCCTTTGATGTCGTGTCCAATTCTCTAAGGTCTGCTGGGAAACACAAGATGTTTGACATAAATAGATTCAAATGATATTTATATGAGTTACCATGGGAGATACTCGGTTAAAAATCCATCAAAATATGATGGTGATTCTTCTCGTGTATGTTTTCGTTCTCTATGGGAACGACAAACCTTTAGATGGCTTGATGAAAACCCGGACATTCTAAAATGGTCATCTGAAGAGGTTATAATTCCCTATATCTGTAAAACAGATGGAAGACCACATAGGTATTTTGTTGATTTAAAATTGACATTTAAAGATGGTAGAGTTTTTCTAATTGAGATCAAACCAAAAAAGGAAACTAAAATACCAATTCAACCAAAGAAGAAAAGTAGAAGATATGTGACCGAGGTTCTTACATATGTCAAAAACCAGAGCAAATGGGAAGCGGCAACAGAATTTGCAAATAATCGCGGGTATGAATTTCAGGTTTGGACAGAGGATACGCTTAAAAATTTAGGTATTAGACTTTTGACATAAAGGCTATAAATAGTATTGTGGCATCTCTATTTCAACAACTTTCGAATGAAGTCAAAAGCGCTGGTGTAAAGCGTAGATCGACCGAGGCAAGAGATTGGTTCATCAAAAGGCTTAAGTCGGTTACAAACATAAATAGAGAATCTCTCTTGAAGGATTCTGAACTCAAGGAAAAGTCAAGACCACTTCCGGGTAGAATGTTCATGTTCTTCTATGATCCTAAGACCAAGGAAACACTTCCATATTATGATCGATTTCCTCTTACGATCATGGTTGGTCCTGCTCCTGGTGGATTCTTTGGATTAAATCTTCACTATCTAGAACCTCGGTTAAGAGCCGTATTCCTAGATAAACTAATGTCATACACAAACTCAAAGACATTAAGTGATACATCAAAACTTGCGATTACATATGACATGCTTAGAGGTGTTGCAAATCTTAAAGAATTCTCACCATGCTTTAAACGGTATCTGAGTGATCATGTTCGATCATCAATGGTCATGGTTCCTGCACCTGAATGGGAAATTGCAATCTTTTTACCGACGGAAAAGTTTGCCAAAAAATCATCATCAAGTGTCTGGGCCGAATCAAAGGCATCAATCTAATAATTACTTTTATGTCATCATCACCGGATCAAAATTCTAAACCATATAACGTTTCAGGAGATCTTCTTCTATCAATTCTGAATGCACGGAATGGAGTAGCTCGAACAAATCGATTTAATGTGATCTTTACCGTTCCATCAAAAATTAGAAATTTGGTCAAAAGTCAAGAAGAAATTTCTATCGCGTGTGAAACATGTTCACTCCCAATGAGAGGAATCCATGCGGTAGACTATGCACCATTTCGTCAACCATATAAAATTCCTACAGGATATTCTAATGAGGATGTTGCATTTACATTTTTGATTACTGGTGATATGTACCTAAGAACATTATTTGATGCATGGACCGATCTTATTGTTGATCATGAGTCATATCGGATGCTCTATCGAGAAGATTATACGGCCGACATTACAATTGAACAACTCGATTCGAATAATTTGGTCGTATATGCGGTTAAATTATTTAATGCTTGGCCAGCGGCCGTTTCGCCACTAATGTTAGATTCTACATCAACAGATCAACATCATAAAATGTCCGTCTCAATTACATATGAGGACTATGACATTTTGACTACTAAATAAAATCAACAAATTGAACTATACCTATGTCACTACCTACGCTTGAAATTCCTACATTTGAAACCATTCTTCCTTCTACACAAAAGAAAATTTCATACCGTCCATATCTTGTCAAGGAAGAAAAGATTCTTTTAATGGCTCTTGAAACCGAAGATGAGAAGGCGATGATCAAGGCAATGAAGGATGTCATTCGTGCATGTACATTCAATATCTTGGATGCGGATGATATGACCACATACGACCTAGAATATCTATTTCTAAAGATTCGTGCAAAATCTGTTGGTGAGACTACCCAATTACAATTCAAGTGTGATAAATGTTCCACCTTTACTCCGATCTTAGTTAATCTTGATGAGATTGAGGTTTCATATCCGGGTGGAAAAAAGGTTGGACCTCATAAAATCCAATTGACACCTAAGATTGGAATTTCTCTTAAGCCATTAACCGTGCGGGCACTCTGTCGAATTGATACATCAACGACAGATAAAGGCCAACTTATTACGGATCTCTTGGCAGGTTCGATTGAAACGATTTATGATCAGGACAAAGTGTATCATACTGCCGAAGTACCTCAGACGGATGTATGTGCATTTATTGATACACTTAATCGTGATCAACTTAAGGATATTCAAACCTTTATTGAGAACCTTCCACATATTGAAAAGACCTTCACATTTTCTTGTGGAAATAAAGAATGTAAACACATCAATACACATACGGTCAAGGGTGTTAAGGCTTTTTTCGCATAGGGCTTTCCCATGAGACGCTCGCCAATCATTACAATATAAATTTTGAAATGATGCAACGTCACAAATACAGTCTATCTGAACTAGATAGGATGTTGCCTTGGGAACGACAAATTTATGTGGCTCTTTTGATCGAACACATTCACGCAGAAAATGAGAAAGAAGCAAAACACATTTCTGCGATAAATAGAGGTAAATAGTAATATGTCTTCTCCCATCAATGGTTCTATTCAAGATGTCATTCTTGAGTTGATGATCTCTAATGAGTCATTGACCAAGATTGATGATGATCTCGTGTCGATATATGATGCGCTTTGGGACTTTGTCAAGGGGAAAGATGGGATCTTTGCTCATATCGCTGGAATGACAATCCCGGCTCCTGCTACCAATGAAGCTGGGAATGGTTTAAATCCAGGAGGTTCACAACCAAAGGTTGAGTTTGGAAAGTTTCTAACTAATGTCCTCAAGACATCCACACTATCTACACTTGCAACTACCTTTCCTGGTGTATTTAAAGCATCCAAAGAAGGATTTACTAAAATGGGTAAATCTGTTGAAGGACTATCGGGTAAGAAAGCAGAGGCCGGAGCCAAAACTCTTGAAGCACTATCTGAATCATTTGCATCATTCGCATCAATCCCATGGGCAAAGGTTGGAATGGGATTGATTGCCATCAATTTAATGGGTAAGTATTTCACTTCTCTTGGATCCGTTCTTGGATCGCCAGATATGAAGGCATCAATGAAATCTCTTTCTAAGTTTTCAGAGAACATTGGTAAGTTTGCCGAGACAATGGTAAAATTTGGTGATATGCTTGGTAGTACAATTTCCAAGGTAATTACTTCTGCATTCTCTGGATTGGCCGAGGGAATTAAACTTTTGGCTTCTAAAGAAGTCCTCAAGGGGATTGGTGTCCTAAGTCTTCTAGGAGTTGCCGTCGGTATTAATGCCGCCGCATTTTCAATGTTCGGAGCCGTATCTTGGAAGGATGTTTTTATTGGTCTAGGAGCAATTGCCGCATTTACCGTTGCGGCTCTTGCACTTGGCGCACTAATGGAAACCGGAATTCTTGAGATTGGCATCTTGGCGATTGCCGGCCTAGGTCTTGCGTTAATTCCATTTGGAATTGCAATGATGGCAACCGGTGAAGGAATGAAATTGTTTGGTGATGGGATGAAGACAATGGCCGAATCTGCAGAAGATGCTATTGTACCCCTTGGCAAACTAGCATTGATGGCCCCAGGACTTATTGCAACGGCCGGCGCAATTGGAGCAGTAGCCATTGCCCTTGCCGCATTTTCAGCCGGAAATGTTATTGGCGGAATTGCTGGATTTTTTGGTAAATTGGTTGGTGGATCACCAATTGATAAACTTCAACAACTTGCCGGAATGGGTGAAGGCTTG